ATCGGTGCGACTAACATTGCAGACACAGGAATATACTGGTCGGCAAGCGTGGTCGTGAAGATAACTCGAATATACTTGTGAAGTCGAGCGGTGTCAATCTGAACAGTTGTAATCTTGAGGCTTTCGCTCGTTGCGTCAACTACAGGAACGGTAACAACGCAAGCCACTCCAGCCGTATTGGTAACGGTTGTAGGGTTAGCGAAGTTAGAGGCCGTGCTGTGCTGAAGCGTCATCGTCAACGTGTTATTCGTTGCGCTTGCCGTTCCAGTTTGAACAACTAACGCCGCATTTCCTTTATAGGAAGCTATGTCAATCGTTGCGCCTGTTACTGACAAGTTTGTTGACAGATTTGCTGGCAACAGAGAAACATATTTCATCTGATTAGCATCAGCCGCATATACGCCAGCTGATAACATAATCGAAACTAAAAAACTGTTAAACTTATTCATTGATAATCCTTTCGTGATTGTTTTGGTTAGGGAAGGTGCGTGGTCGTCCGCACCTATTCATTACCAACTAGATACTAGCTTGTGACGGCCAGATCATAGGCCAACGCTTGACCGTTGCGAACCATGATATCAACATCCTGCAATCCGACCAAACGCAGACCGCCAGAGCTTGACAGTGTTGCGGTATCTGCCGTAATGTCAAGACCATTACCCCACACGCCAACGGTTACGGTATTCCAGTTACCAAACCACAGCGAATTGGCAGGCACGTCCTCGGTAGTAAGGAAGTCACGGCCAATCAGCTTGTTAGTCGCGGCATCCAGAGCGAGAGGAGACCCTGCTCCGTTCGTTGCGGTTGCCGCCAACTTAGCCCACACTTCACCAGTACCAATCCACTTTTGATTGTCTGCCATTGCGTTATCAGCCATGATTGCACCGATAAAGCCGAGCAGTTCAGCATAGGTTGGCGTCCCTGTCGTTACACTAACGTCATTAATACCTGTCGCGTTGGTGATTGCACTCGGCTGTCCATCTGCGCCAGTTCCTGCGAACGTAGCGATCTGGATTGTGCGGATAATGCGCTCCATGATTTCATCACGGACGAGCATTTCAGCGGACGGCGTGGACTGTTGCAGAAGCTTACGGCTAATGTCAACCAACACACCGCAAGTGTGAGGAGTGCCAGTCACTTGACCCATCGTAGGCTGTGAACCAGTGATATCACCAGCTTCAGCAACCCAGTAACCAGTTGCGCCAGCGGTCATCTTTGGAATTGCGACATTGCCGACCAAACCAGTCATGAAGCGAACACCAGCCGCACCGAGGACTGATTGAGTACGGAGCAAGTCGATGAAGTCATTCGCCATTAGGTCAGTCGAGACCGAAGCCGAAGACGTACCAGCAACCGTGAAAGCACGGCGACCAAGTGCGCTAAACGGAACGATGATACCGCTTGCTGATTTGCCACGCTGTTTAGCCAGCTCTTCAGACACTTCACGTTCGAAACCAGCGTCGACCGACTTGTCACCACCGATTGCGCGGAGAGCCTTCATAACGCTATACTGGCGCATTTCCTTATTAGGAACGTCAATCACAGGTGCAACCGTCCGCTGTGCCACAGGGTCAACCTTTGCAGGTGCGACCACCTTGAGACTCTGAATCTGTGCGCGTTGCGATACGATAATCGCATCATTCAATGCACGCTCGGCGGCTTCAAAAGTCTCTGCCGTTTCCATAATTCCAGCCAGCTTGTCACTGACTCCGTTTTCGTTTGCACGCTTTGCAAGTTCTGCCATCTGTTTAGGGTTCATAATAACCTCTTCCTTTCGTTTGCCTTCATCGTTTGAAGGGCTTTGTTTAATGTTCAATTCACGGCCTACACCGACACTTGTGTCCGCTGGGACGTTCACAAAGGAAACCTCATAAGGAGTCCAATCAGTACACCGTACCACGGGTATACCGTCTTTTTCTCCGTCGAGTTTATAGCTTTCAGGATTGCAAATGTATCCAACACTTGTATTCCTGCGTAGCCCCTTCATTGCATCCTGCGCTATCTCTTGCGCCCGTTCACCGCAACAAAATTCTGCAATACCGCCAAGCTTCTTTCCATCTAGAGACACTTTGCGGATAAGTCCTATTTGGTCGCCCCAGTGTGTATCCTGAATAATCAAGCCGTCTTTCATACGCGACATATTCACGCTCGAAGGTGAATGGTCAAGAATCTCATAGACTCTCTGATATTCGCCATTATACCGTGCGTATGTCAATACAGGCTCTTCACTGGACGCAGACATATACAGCCCTTTGACAGGCTCTTTGCCTTCCTCGTTAATCTCTCGAATCTCGAAGACGCAATCACGGAAGGTCAGGCCGTCCTTATTGCGCTCTTCATTTTGCTTCTGTTTGTTTTTCATCTGCTTTTACCTCCAAAGATGTTCCCTTTTTGATTTCGTCATCACGTTTAATCTGGTCAACCGTGTCCTCAAAGTCGCCACCAAAGTCCTCGGCAATCTGCGTGTCGCTCTTCCATCCGTGAAGCCTTGCGACTTCGTTGGCTCGCATATCACGCATCGGGTCAACCCATCCCCAACGGCGACCACGGAAGTAATGCTCCTTAAACTTCCAAAACTTCATAATCATGAAACCACCGCTCACCTCATTAGCCAAGAATGAGCGCATCCAAGCGAGATAAACAGGAGTTTTGCATTGACCCATATAGCGGTCTTGCATGGTCATCCACATATCACGCTCTGATAACGTGCCTTGACGGACTGACGAATAGGAAACGCCAGCCCAATCGTTGGAGAAATTCGCGTGTTCAACATTGACACCGCTTGCAATGTCTTTCAGCATCGTAGCCTTGAACGGAACTAACTGCATATTCGGGTGCTGTGGCGTATTCGTTTTGCGCGTCCATCCAGCAGGCAGAATCTCCGACATTCCTGCCTCTTTTTCCTGCATATAGGTGTTCGCCATTGCCGAACCTTCAGCTGTGGTCAAGTCAATGAAAGTCTCTGGGTTATTATTCGTTGACTCATAACTGTGAACAGTACACGCCTCATCCTTTGCGGCGACTAGCTCTGCAATGTCCAGCTCATCCAACATTTTGAGCTTCTTTAGGATTGCATGGGATAGCGGTATGCCTCTTGTCTGGTCTTCCTCTTCTTGCGTGTAACCGTGAATCATGCTTTCGGCTTGGTCTTTTTCTGGGTCAAATGCAGGAATACGGCGCATATTTCCGAGAGCCGTTGAAACGCTTGAATATTCCTTAGTCGTTTGAACGTAATACGCAACTGGAGCCATCGTGTTAGCGTCCAACTCTACACCGCCACGGACAGGATTTCCGTTGCTTGCTGTTGCACGGTAGCGACTATCACAAGCGTCTGGACGAATAACGCGCAAGCTAATCCCATAAGGGTTGGGTTGACCGCGATAAATGATAATGAAATACTCGCCATCACGCGCCCAGTTCTTGACGCACATTCTGTCAATCTCGACTAATGTCTTGCGCCCAGTAGCGTCACACCATTTCGGATTGTTTGCCCACTTCCAAAAGTGATCCTCGAAATAACGAGCCGCAGAGGTGTCTAGCTTGTAATCCTTTTGACCTGCCACGCCATCGTACGGTGTGCTTTTCAGTTTGAAGCCGTCACCTACCACGTTAGTTTCAAAGAGCGAAACAAACCGCTTCATGTGTGCGCTGTTCTTATACATCTCACGCGAACGTGCTACGATTGTGCGCTGTTGACTTTCAATCTCTTGGTTATCAAATCCTTTGTCGAATGTCCAAGGGCGCAAAATACGCGACATTTCAGCCGCCGAAAATGACCTCACGCCAAAGTTAAATGGCGACTTCCTATTTTTGCGCTTCAAAAAGTCAAACATTAGTTGAACCTCGTTAACAGGACTACGCGACCACCGCCGTAACCGTTGCCAGTTTCTTTAGCGATTTCGCGCTTGTAATAATCACGCAACATTTCAAGCTCTTTAAAATCCTTGTAATCAATTCGGATTGTCCCGACACTGATTGAGCGGTTGGGATTTGAGGCGTATGACAGAATTGCGGCCTCAACTGCGGCGAGTGCGGCTGTGTATTGGCTCGTTGCAATCGGTGACGCTTCAACCGTAATCGTACCAGAATCAATAACCGTCACTGCGCCAGACGTTGAATTTGTTAGATAGGCCGCATAGCGAACTATGCCTCGCCCCCATAGTAGCGTCTGTGCGCCAGTGACCGTTAAAGCCCAAACAGTCGTACCAGTACACGCGACTTCGATAGGTGTAGGCTGACTTGAAAATTTATAGACAAGCGTGTAACCTGTAACCGTTACTGTGCTTGGGAGAGTCTTATTGATTGACTCGCCTTGAATTAAATCAGATGGTAAAATAGATAAAGTACTTGCCATGGCCATATATTAAGCACAAGGCAAGTAATTTGTAAAGGGGTCTAAATGTACCTAGTTGCGACTATTGCAACTCGCTTTTTTCATAGTCCTTAATTACTTCAGCACCTTTGCAAAGTAATTCTTTTTCGCGCTCGGTCATTGGCCGTCCTGCTCCTAAAAGCAGATTGCATTTACTACACCGCCTATATTCAACAATCTTACAGCGCACTGGGTCAATATGCCGACCGCTATCACAGCGCGTATTATGTCCACACTCTGGGCATATCGTTGGCATTGAGGCAGGAATATACCGCCTTGGATTGCACACTCGCCTTGGTTGCTCAATCACAGGGTCACGGTTTTCCACAACAGGGTCACGCACACATACCATCGGCTTATGGCGCGGATTGTCTGCTATCTGTTGTTTCGGCGGTCTGCCTCTGCGTTTCTGTTCTTCCATTATTTTATCTCCTTTACGTTTTCACATTCACAAAAACGATTAATCGAATGATTAAACATTTCCCTTAATAGCTTTAGTCTGTTTTGTGCTTTAAGCAAAAACGGACTAACAATGTGCGATACATACGCCTTTTTTCCGTTATCGCACATAAACAAATATGATACTCTTTTGGCAGAAAAACCAACAATATCATCGGCCTTTTCTATATGCCATGTTTCCATTCTACCTCCTACTTGACGGCCTAAACACAGGTGCGACCCGTGGTGAAGCCTTTTGTTTTACTGACTCTATTCCTATTCCCTGCATATCTGCAATCAGATAGCAGATATTCAAAGCGTCTGACAAATCGTTTTTACCTGCAGACTTTTCAAAGTCGAAAATCATGCGACCGTTTAGCTCGACCTTTCCGCGCAACTTTTCACGGCAAATATGCTCTGCGAACTCATGGTGCGACCCTTGCGGTAACGTGATACCACCTGCAGCACCTGTTTCGCAAGTAAAAGCACGTTGCATGATTTCGCGCCAATAATCCGAATTCCAAAGCACCCATTCGGTCGAACCGTAAACAGGGTCACGGTCACGGCATAGCAACCATGATTGATCATTACCTCTGCGCCTTATCGTTTCATTGCGAGCGGATATTCGCGCAGACTTTCCGCTTCGTCCGTAGGTTACTACAACCGCCATTTCTGGATGCTTACGATTCCACTCATAGGCGAACCGCTTGGCAACGGTTGACTGCGCTCCACCGCCATCTATACCCCATTGCCGACCGTGTGCAGGATAAGCGAGCAACTGTTCGCCATGTTTCCAGAGCGCACCGAATATGATCTGCTGTTTCTGTGTATCGCTCATCTCATCATTAGTCGGCAAAGGTGCGTCCGTGTACTTGCCGTACCATAGAACCGCGCCTGTACGGTCTTTACCAAAAGCCATAACAACAGTTGACAAGGCGTAGGATGGG